ATCACCAGAAAGCCATAACGCATCTTCATCAGATCGCATTTGGATTTCTTTGATCATTGTCTCTATACGATACACCCAAGGTAATGTATCATCTTGAAATGACTCATGCTCAGACCAAGGAGCTTTCACTCCATTGGTTAAACAAAATTGTGGTTGTTCTCCTAAAAAAGTCCATAAAGCCTTTTGGAAAGGCTGTAAGACTTTAGTAGAGGATTCAGCAGCTGTAATCATCCGAACCTTTAATGGTTCGGGAAGAGCAACTGCTTTAACCACAGGAGCATGAGAAGGAGGGTGACTAGGAAATTGTAAATCAAGACTCCAGTCAGAATCGCTACAAGGAAGGTTTATGTCATCGACATAAATGTCCCATTGTAATGGTTCATGACTAGATTTGGAACATTTAATTCTCTTACGAGATATTTTTTGTATCCACGTGTCTTGGAAATTACGCTGATGATAATTAAAACGATCATCAATTTCCTTAATCATCCTATCAATCAGGTGATAAACATTACCATCTAGTTTATCAATTCGTAGAGAATTATCTCTGTTATCAAAAGCTTGATTCCATCGCACATTACTAGTCCAAGTGGCTCGATCAGCACAATGCTTTTCTTTCCACATTCGGATTTGTTGGGGCGAAGGAACATGTTTAATTTCACCTACTTGGCCTTTCTCTATCAAAAGAGGAAGAGTAATACGTCTCCAGACTGCCCAGGGTTCTTCAACATGAGTTGAATTATCTGTGCGTAAGTCTGAACCATATTTACAGTTTGAAGTAAGAATAATAATGGGCGAAGTAAACTTCTGCCCTTTCTCACTCAATTCTGCCATAGGTAAAACAAAATCATTAACAGAGACAATATTCTCGAATTCGACAATGTCAGTTCTTGATCCATGATTTTGGCCAAAGTCATCCAAAATAACAATTGGTTGTCCAGTGTAACCATCCCAATGTTCAGTTGAACAGGAACGGGAATAGACTAAATCCTCTCTTTTCAGAGAAGGAAATAGTTTCCTCCCAAGGTTACGGACAAGTGATTGGACAAGAGTTGTCTTTCCTGAACCAGGTGGGCCAAATAGGCCTACCACATAAGGTTCAAGACGAACACCTCCATCCATGTTACAAATAGGATGATTCTGGAATAGTTGACAGTTCTTATTTGATTTAAGACTCTGAAGGTTTCCACCTTCAAGACGACTTTTTTCAATACAAGCTCTTCCATTAGGGAGAGTTGAACTGTGAGGATCATAGAGTTCTTCAACTCTTTTTCCTACCAACTTACCATATTCATAGAGACCTTGAAGATGCTCCTCTGGGACCTGCAATAGGTTCTCCAGAGGCCTACAAAGTGATTCTTCATGCTTTAGATAAGCCTCATCTATCATATCTCTTCCAACAGAGGCACATAGTGCCTTTGCTTGAAGGAGATTAAAATAGAATTGGACACGTCTCTTCTTATTTCGAGAGAGACATGAGTCCAGTTTGGCTTGTGTATATTCTGGGAAGAGAGGGAAGGTATTACCATGTGGTATATCCTGCCCCATCTGTTCCGAGAATTTAGCAGATAGAGTCACCTTAATTAGCTTAACATAATCTTTCTCAAACGGTTGTTTGGGAATGACACGGAGATAGTGTAATAAAAGATGAAATACTCGATGTTTTGTCGTAAGACGTTTCATCGAATATGAAAATCTTTTGAATCCGTTTTTGGAATACATTCTTCTACCCCAAGGGGTAGTAGAATCAACCTTACGACGGACTCTTCCGGGAAATTTCACGGAAATTGCACTATTCCTCATAGCTAAGTCTATAGCATCAGCAAGACCAAGACAATGTCGAAAATGACTTGGATCCTTGATGTAGTGAAATCGATGTCCATCGAGATCGGTACCGATTACGGAAGAAATTGAAACCTTCTTTTCTATTATAGATAGAAGTTTCCAAATTTTACTTCCAGTAAGAGTACTTACATCTCGACAATCGGAAAGGAG